ACTGTAGACAAAGCATCGGATGCATATAGAAAAGGAACATCATTTATAAGATCGCTGGTGCTTTTAAGCGAAAATATTAAATTGTATTGGCTATTTTTCCAAACATAAGCCTTAAAATTATCTAAGGTGACATAAATCATATTTTCAATTCCGGGTGCAGGACGTGCGGCATCGTTTGTTACAAACTTCACATTTTCGGCAACTGAGTTAATTACCCAATCACCCAATCCATCATCCCACAAAGCCAATTGAGGCGTTGCACCAATGCCGGCATCAATAATGGCATAAGCGTTTGTTTCACCTACCGGATAAGCAGCCTTCAATAATGCCAAAGAAGTATAAGTACCGTAATTAGGGGATGGTGTTCCGGATCCAGTTAAAGCATCAATTTTATCGGCGTGGTCATTTAATATCTCAGCGGTTTCAATGTAATCTTCGGCAGTGGCTTCCTGCAACCGATTGCCTACCGGTATTACATTAATTTTATTACTTAATTCAGGACTTGGTCTTTTTGCTGCTGCCATTTTAATAATTTTATCGTAAATATTGTTGTTTATTTAGCCTAATAAAAGGACACTTCGACTACGCTCAGTGCAGGCTCTTCGACTACGCTCAGTGCAGGCCCTTTTTTAACTTGTTTTTAGTTTATATTTATCAAAATCCTACCGTACTTTTTGTGTTAAACGGTGCCACAAATGTTGCGGCGGCTTTAAGTTCATAGTCTACAAATAATAAAGGATTGGCTTCAATAAGCGCCAAGGCTTTTTTATAATATTCTTCGCCTGCAGTTAAACGTTCACTTTTTAAGGTTGACAATTGCATTGCGTTTAAAGCATCGGTTTTATAGCCCTGAAATTCTTCCATTTTTTTATAAATACCAGAAGAAGTGAGTTCAAAAGAACCGCTGTCGACCACTTTTGCAACCGTATAATTTACTTGTGCGGCCTGCAAAAATTCCAATACTTTTAAATGAATTGGATCGGTGCCGGTTTGGATGGTTGCAATGGTGGCGTCGTTTAATTTTGAAGTGAAATAATTGTGATGCGTATCGAGCATTGAACTTCGCAAAGCAATGAATGTGCGGCGCGAATTGGAAATATTGAACCAACGGTTAAAAGTATCGGTACGTTTTACAAACAATTCTTTAAAAATGGTGTATCCTTCGGTAGTTTCCCAAGGTGAAAAGCTGGCTTCATTGGCTTCCATAAGAACCAAAGCTTCATCTAAAGCACTAAAGCCGGCATCAATAAAGGAACGGCGTAAATCTTTAATCTGCCACCATTCCGCAGCTTTAAAACTTTCGCCCTGGGCCACTGATATTCCGTTGTCGCTTACTTGCACATTTGTTAAGGGCAAATATAGAAACCAAGCCAAATTTGCGGAAGCTTCGCACAATAGTTCATATACTTTTAACTCAATGCCTGTTGGCGTGGTTGTGGCATAATCATCGTAAATAACATCACCAATAATTGATTTTATATATTTGCGGTCGGCTTGTTTTAGGTAAGGTTCTATGCTGGCAAAATCAATATTTTTGTTTACCGAAACATACTTTTTTACGTCGTCTATTGTTTTTAAAAGTGTGGCCATTAGAATTCTGTTTGAGTTCCTGTAGGATTTGCATCCAAGGTGGTTAATACTGTGTTTGCAAAAGCACCTTCCAAATCCTGGTCCCAACCGTTATAGTCACGAATTAAATACCAAGGCTCTAAAGTAATGGCGCGTTTTGTTTTGAAAAGCGATGTAAGAATTGAAAAGGCTTCGCGCTTATCGGAACCGGAACCCGTGTTCATTTTACCGCCCGGAATACCAGCGCCCAACAAAGAAGGATCAACACCCATAGCGAACATAATTTCACTGTTGGCGGCGGATGCTTCAGGAAGGTAAGAACCATCTTTTAACACATCATCAATGGCAGTAACTTCAATGCCTTTTACCCAATCGCCGTTGCTGTCTTTATAAACAACAGATTGTATGCTTTTGCCGGCGTTTTTATTTCCGCTTAAATGATCATCAATGGCTTGCGTTAATTGGTCGCGCAATAGTTTTTTCTTTTCGGGATCATAGTCTGTCCATTCGTTTTGGTACATCCTTAAAAAGTACTCTTCGCTTATGTAAACCATATATTTCAGGTTTAACTGATTTTGGAACAGGTTCTTTTTATATTCAGGAATTGAGTTTGCAACTTCCATCCAGCCGTTGTGATAAACAGCGTGCCAATCTACTTCCGGATAATAAGTTTCACTCATTAACGGATAAAAATTTGGCATAATAAATTTGTGGATGCCTTTCTTTTTGCAGTATTCTTTAATTTGATCGGCGTTCCAATAGCTATCTATAATTGGAATTTTTTCCACAAACTCGCTGTCTTCTTTGGTGGAGCTTTGCCAGTTATGGCAAAAGAAAACGTTTTCAATTAACCCGGTTTTTTCGTTAATTTTTTCATAACGAATTTTCGCAGTAGGTTGCCTGCGGATGCTGGTAACTTTTGAGAAGTCTTTTGAAACAATGTACTCAGGCATTGCAAGGTAAAAAGTTTCAGAATCGGCAATGGCTTCTGTCCAGTAACGATCCATTTTTACATTTCTGAAAAATTGATAAATATCAGGATATTCCTTTTTAACATCAACTACGGTTTTAACCACTTTGCCATTTTCCGAAGTTTCTTTATAAATGTGAAAGCCTTGTCCGTAATGTGCTGCTTTTAAAACACGTAAAGCACCACCGCCGGCACCGTTTAATTTTAGTGCGGCCATAAATTTTTGCGGATACATATTATCATCGCCCCATTTGGCAATTTTACCTGAAGACTTGTCTTCGGGATTTACAATGGTATGCGGTGCTTCTTCAGTTGACTTGCCATAAGCAAAAGCGGTTGAAGATTGTGTGCCAAAGGCAACGTTGCCGTGATATAATATGCTCATTAATAAATTACTTTTTGGTTGTTAAATTCAATGATGTACCGAATGTTTATTTTTCGCTTATCGCCTGAAGGCAGACTAAGGTTGCGGGTTTTATTGTCGAAATGGTTAGGGTTTTTACGCGCCACCGGTGCTTTTGGTTTGGTGCGCAACGCATTTATGGAATTGATATTTGGATTTTCTTCTTTCATTACCAATTTTGCCACCGGATAATATTTTAGTGAACCGCCTGTTTTGCTGAATTTATTATACGTGCGAAATTTTATGCTGAAAGGCGTTGCTTTGCCATTGGCATTCAACGTTTTCATTTGGTTTAAAACTTCTTTTAAGTATATATTTTCGGCTGACATATAGGCAAGTTGCGATATGTTTGCCGCTAAAAAAAGGACATAGAAAATGAAGTTAAAAGTTGAAAGGTTAAAGGTTAAAGGTTGAAGAAAAAGCATAAAAAACCACTCCAAAAGGAGTGGAAAAACACAGGTTATCAAGCCTTACGGGGTTTGTGGGTTTTATTGGCACACTACGGGAACGTCTGTCCAATCGAGCGGATTTACTATTAAGGGCTCGTGAGCGCTTATGTTTCCTATAAATCGATAACCATAAAGGCGTTCGTTAAAGATGGGGCCTACTTTGGCATAGGAACATTCTTCAACTTTGAAGTTGTTGTATAAAAAGTGTCCGGGGGTTTTGGCATCGTGGCGCATACGTGCCAGGATTTTTTTGCCCAGGGTTTCGGAAATGTTTAGGCAAGTGTCCTGGTCTTCATAATCGCCTGTTTGGGGTTTGGTGTACACGGTAAAGGCAAATGTGCGGTTGTTTACGGTTTGCATTAGGTTGCTGTCGCCGTAATCGCCTTCGTGCGCTTCAATAACCAAGCAAGGTAAGGTGGCTGTACTGCGGAAAGCGCCTTGTATTTCGGTTAAATCCATTCTAAAAAAGTCGTTTACGCCTATTAAATTTGTGGCGATGTTCTTAAAATAGGCTGTTAAAACAGTGTGATTTATTATTGCTGCCATAATTATTTCTTTTTGCGCATATCCAAAATATCCTTTTCGTAAATTGAAAGGAAATCGGTTGCGAGTACGTTGTTTGTTAGTTCTAATTTGGAAGGATCACCTTCAATTTTATCGTGAATAATAGCACCGAAGCTTATATATTTTTGTTTAGGAAGGGGTTTTGGGTCGGTTTCATCAATAACCGGCGCCGGGAACACGTTTGGGTATTGTTTTGCTATGCGATTGCGGCAACCTTCATACGTATAGGCAATGGCCAGCTTTGTTTTGTAGTTTAGTTTTGCGAAAATGTCGGCACGGTCATCAACACTTTTTCCTTTAACAAAAGGTTTGCGAATGTCAATTTCTGTAGGTTGTGGCGCACTTTCGCGGTATAATGAAGCACACAATACGTTTAGCCACATAGGTTCGCTAGTTTGGCGCCATTTGTAGAAGGCGGCATCTACAAAAGCAAACTCGGCAATGGTTGCGTTACGGTAACGAATGTCGGGCCCATAATAAGTTGTGAGGCCAATACGTACTGAAGGGATGAACTTGGTGCGGTCAACGCCATCATAAATAAATTTGGTATAAGGTGCGTAACCTTGGGGTGTAATTTCTTCGAGCGCAATTTTTATGTATTCTTTTTCATTACCGCGAAGCAGTTCTTTTGCTATTTGCGTAAATAATTTTGATGATGCTGTAGCCAATGATGCCGGAGTATCTTTAACAATTTCCTGAAACGCCTGCATTTGATGCACAATGTTTTGCAGTTGGGTTTGGGAAAGTTGATTCCAGTTTGTTGGTATGGTTAAATTTACGGCCATTGCTATTATTTAACAGCAAGTTGGCAAGGATTGGGGTTTTAAAAAAGGACAGGGATTTTAATTCAATAATATTAAAAAACCACCCGGTTAGGAGTGGTTTAGTGTTATATAATAATAAAATTGAGTTGTTTGTTTTTTAGTGATTGGATCTTCTACAGCTAAAGGAAATATTTTAAAATTTAATTGCTGCAGCACATTGTAAACATCTTCTTCATAAACCCATTTTGCCGGAAGCACGCTTATAACTGCCTTGTGTATTTCGGCAAGCGTTTTGTATTGGGCGTTTTCAGTTGTTGGCGTTGCCGGAGTGAAGGTGTTTTGCAGTAAGTCAATGATTTCTTG